CTGTAGTAGCAAGTGTTGACTGGTCTGCACCATCCATGCCACGGTACATACGAGGAGTCTCAACGAAGTAAGCACCCTCAAATGTTCCAATGGTTCCTGGCCAGAAGTTTCCTTGACCAGTCTCTGCATACTTGTGCATTGAGTTCCAACCTAGTTCGCCTGTCTCAGCGCGAAGGTCGTGTGAAACTTCTGGGTGGATACCACACCAGTATAGGCTTCCCTCACGAGGAACAGCCTTGTTAGCACGAAGTTTAGCAACAGCCCTACGGATGTTTGCTGCAGTGATTGTATCGCCTGCTGCAATAGTTGCAGTTGAAGTACGGCTTCCACCGTAAATCACATTTGTTCCCTGGCGAAGGGTCTCCATAGCAATTCTATCAAGTGAGTCTGCCATGTTGTAAGCGATGATGTCAGCAACTGCTGGGTCAACATCTGAAAGTGCAAACAACTGCAACTTGCGAGTTACTAGTGATGCGTTTCCGTACTCATTTAGAGTTACAGAAACTGGAGTTACATCGGATAATGCTACTGCATCAACATCTGAAGTTTCAGATGCTAATGTAGATGTTACTGCCTGCAAGTCGTTGTAGATTGAGAATACAACGCTTGAACCTGGCATTGCTTGTTGTGCTGGGCGCTTGTCTGCCACTGAACGAATCAATGGTTGAGAACGAAGTGCAAACTCAACATAGCGGTCATAAGCAGTCTTAATCAGGCCTGCGAGGGCTGAGGAATCTGTATATGCCATGTAGTTCACCTCCTGGTGATTGGTAGTTTATTGATTAATATGCAGTTACACCAAGGATTGCATTTAAATCCGCTGCTGACTTAGCATTAAGAATTTTAGACATAGTATCTTCATCAACTCCTGGAGGAGTTCCTGTTGATATAACATCATTGATTCTTTTTTGCGCTTGTAGCGTTGGGTCTTGAGCCTTAGCACCTTCTGGTGTTTCTTGAGTTGTAACTCCAAAAACATCACCGTGTTCAGTAAGCCAGTTAGAAACTGCTTCCTCAGAGATTTCTATGTCTTGAGGTATAAACGCGGCAACCTTTGGATTAACTCCTTTGGCTGTTAGTACATCCTTTACGGTGCGTTGACGAGTCTGACTCTTAAGAGTGTTAGCCTCTGTCTCCAGTTCTTTCAAACGCTTTTCAAGCGTTCTGTTAACTTTCCGCAGTTGTTTGACAACATCCTGAGGTTCATTATCCTCATCTAAGAAATCGTCATCGTCATAATTGGTAGCCATCTACCTATCTCCCTTTCGTTTGTTGTATTCGCAATCCTCGTGATAGTTCGGGGAAACTATTACGGCTATTGCTCCTGGTCTTTTACGCCCCCCTGGGCCAGTGAATCAGGGTGGGGATTCTTTATATGCTGGATTCTTTGCGAAGCGATGCAGCAGTTACGCCACTTTGTCCAGCAAAGCGTGCTTGTTCACGAAGTGCACGCCGTTGTGATTCCAGTTGCCGTTGTTTATCTTGTCCAAGTTGGGCAGCAACTGCTTCAAGTTCATTATATTGCGTGCCTTCAATTTGAGACAAACGGGTTTGTGTGTCAGCAAGAAGTCTTGCTTGACCAAAACTTTCTTTAAGTGCATTAAGGTCAGAAGTTCCTGAAACATTGATATAACTTTCAGCATCTGCTTTAGATATATCAAACTTGTACATTTCAGCAGCGGCTCCAATTTCTGAAGCACGAACTCTTTTCTTAACAATATCCATACCCAACTTAGGGTCAAGTAAATAAGAAACAGCATCTTCAGGTGCAACACCGTAGTATTCATTAAGTGCTGCAAGGACATCTGTATTCTTTTTAACTTTATCAGAAGCCATCTGTACACGGTTTTCAAACTCAGTAACCGATACTTGATTACCAATAATGCCACCAAGTTTATCGGTAGTTCCAAATACTTTATCATCTAGGCCATAGGCTTTAAGAACGCCTACCATGCCTCGCTCTATAGAAATATATGTGGCTTCATTAATTGCTTTGCCAGCGGCAGCCAAAGGTGCCATACCAGGAAAACGATTTTTGTATGCCTGAGTTCCAACAAGGTTAATCTTAATTTGAGCAGCAGTTAAATCTTGTTTAATGTATTCATCAATAGTAGAAACTAAATCACCAAGGCCAGCCAGTTGTAGATTAGCCTTAAAATCTTCAAGGGCTGTAGTAGTGGCTGAACGAGCAGCAGCATTAGCAGATGCTTTTGAATCTATCATTTCTTGATATTTTGTATAAGTGTTTAAATCTGTAAATGAAGTTCCATCAGTAGCGGTATATGTTGTTTGATATTGAGCAGTTGGAATATTGCCTATTAACGAAGTATATTGTTTAACTTCCTCTAATGAAGATGTGTATATGTTACCTTGTTCTACAGCAAATTTATTCATTTCTGGAGTAATACTTGCAAGGTTTGCTTTTTGAACAGCCATTGCTTCTTTTGCTGCTGCTAATTGTTTATCAACTACAGATTGTGGTGCATTAGAAGTTAATGCTGCAAGGGCTTGTTGAACCGCTGCATTAATTCCACCAATGCCAGAAACTGCTTGTGTAAGTATTGGCTTACGAGCAGCATCGGCTGCTGCTGCTCTTGCTTGCGCTTCGGCAGCAAGGCGTGTGTTAGTTGCATTGGCTGCTGTTGCAGCGGCAATTTGTGCGGCATTGGTTACAACCGTTGAGGTTTTAGGAGGAGTTGGCATTAGCCCATGAATCCAAACTGCTTCATTAAATCAAGCGACATATTTGAGTAGGTTTCTTTTGCGTTTTTTGTGTATTGCCACAATGGGTCCTGCTTTAGTTGCTTAGTAAACTCTGATTCCATACGGGCATTACCTGTAACAGGGTCAATAACTTTACCCATAAGGTCCTGCCATGTAATGTTTTCAGCATCAACTTCAAGTAAGTTAGACATCTTTGTGCGATAGTTATTAGTTACTTCATAAAGACTACGGCCAGATTTGATTGATTCTGCAAACGGCTTATACAAATCAATAGCCTGATTTTGCATTTCATTTAAATACCATTGAGTATCACGGCCATCGGATGGGTCAAGTAATGATGTTTGAATCTTGTTAAGATACCTATTGTCAATATTAATACCGTATAGCAATGCAGCACTTTTAATTTTTTCTACAGAACTACCAATGGTTCCGCCACCAGTAAATAGTAACTGAGCATTGTCGCCAACATGTTGCAATAGTTGAGTATCAGTCCATCCATTTTGGATAGATGACATAGCAATACCTTGAATGGTTTGAGCATTGTTGTAATACTTACCAGTAACTGGGTCTAGTTGCTGTGCTTTAATACCAAGTTGCTCAAGTTTTGCAGCAACATTGTCTGTTTGAATTTGTAGTTTTTCTGCAAAATTTGCTGCGTTGCGTGGGTCATTTGATTCAATAAAAAATTGACGAACACTTGGGTATGTTTGTTGATACCATTTAGTTTGTTTAATGGCTTCATTAAAAGTTTCTTGAGTCCAACCACTGTTTGGCATTAAAGCCTGTTCAAAAATCTTGTCAATTTCGTTTTTAAACTCAAGTGGTAAAGTTTTAAATGTAGCCTGAAGGTAACCAATCCATGCTGTCTTAGGGTCAACTGTAGGCTTTGGCGTTGTGCCTTTGTCACCTGTAGTAGGTTTTGGCTTACTTGTTGAACTTGGAGTTACAACAGGTTTAGTAGTACCTGTTTGGTATCCAGCAGTTCCAGGAACTAAACTTTCTCCACCAGGACCATAGCGCAATTCTGTTTTTCCGTCTGTTAATAAGGTTACATCTGGCTTTGATAATTGTGCATTTAAATCTTTAATGCGCTGTTCCATTGCAGAGGTATCAACTTTATCTGCAGAATCAGAAGTAACTTCATTACGGGCTATGGCTGAATCAAGTAATGCTTGTTCTTCTTGAATTTGTTTACTAATTTTTGCATCAGAATCAGCAGTTGATTTGTTTCTTTTCTTTTTTCTTGCATTATCAATTATCTGTTGATTTTTTGCAATCTTATTAAGGATAGTTTCTCTTGCAGTACCAGTTGCACCAACAAGTTGTTTTTCTAAAGTATTGATTTCTATTGATGCTTTGTCAATTTCACTTCTGCTGATTACAGGACCGACTGCCACTATTGTCTCGCTCTCTGTACATCATTAGCAAACATTGTGTAAAGACCATCAAGGTATTCATTTTCTTGACGAGCCTTATATTCTGGAGTTTGCATAATAAGATTTACAACTGCCTGAGCACGACCAGTTGCACTGGTATCCTGT